ATGTCCAGCTCGACGAGGGTGATCGCCTCGCTCATGCGAAGGGACCGGAGCCGAGCTCGAAGCTGATCTGCATCATGCCGTTCGGCCGCTGATTCACGACTTGGGGGTCACCCTGCATCCAGGCGTAGGCGACCTCCGTGGCGAAGGCCGCCTCCGGGCGCCAGGCCCAGAACGCCGGCTGCTGCTGCATGGCGACGAAGGCCGGGTCGAGGGTGTTCCGGACGAAGGAGGGAGTGAGGTTGCCCATGGAGACCGACGTGGCCAGGGACGTCCGCCGGACGATCCGGCCGAGGAACTGTCCCGACTCCGAGCGGTTCGACGTGGTCTCGACCTGCCGGGAGCGGGTGATCGGCGAGTGCCCCACGTAGATGCGCCGCTCGAGCTCGGTGCGCTGTCCCGCCATCACCACGGCGAGGCGGAAGCCCGCGACGTTCCCGTTCACGACCTGGAACCGCACAGCGTCCACGGACGCCACGGAGTCCAGGAGCCAGAGGATCGCGCCCTCGTCGGCGTCCTGAGGCGCCGACTGCGGCGTGTAGGTCGACCCGTCCGTGGATAGGAACGGGCGGATGGTGGTGTCCGGCGCGCCGCCAATGCAGACGGCGGCCATGTAGTCGACGGTCTGGGGCGCCGCGAAGGCGACGGTCAGGTTGGAATCGGCACCCGTGGGCCGCCAGCCTTCGTAGGTGGCGTAGCTGCGCGCGGCCTGCGCCGGGAAGCCCGTGGCGGCGTTCGTAGCCGAGAACGCTCCAGCGAAGGCCGGGTTCGCGTAGGCGAGAACCGGCTGCGCGTCCGGGGCGGCGCGCTCGTCGACCAGAAGGCCCATGGCTCACCCCTGAAGGACGACGCGGCCGCCGTCGCGCTGGAACTCGAGGAGCTGCTCGGCCAGGCGGCGCACGGAGGCCCCGTCGAAGAGAGAGTCGCGGTCGATGCCACGGACGGTGAGGGTCTTGGCCACCCCTCCCCCACCGCCGGCCGCCGCGTTGCCGCCGCCATCGACCGGGGTGACCGGAGGAGCCGGCGTCGAGCCGACGCTGGGCGCGACGCCGCTGCCGAAGGACTGCCCGGCGATCGCAGAGATCTGCGCCGCCTGCGCCGCTCCAGCAGCCGCAGCGAAGGCCGCGCCCAGCGGAGGTCCACCGATGCGGGCCCCCACCTTGTATGCCCCCGTGACGGCTTCCCGGGCGTCGAGCGCAGCGTTCGCGAGCGCCGCGGCCTTGTTCAGCTCGAACATGGCCTTGCTCTCCGTCGCCGTCGCGGCGGTCATGTCGGACAGCGCGCCTGCGACCGTCGACGCCTGCCTGTCCCACGAGAGCGTCTGGAATCGCTCGAGCTGGCGCAGCGTGCGTTGGCTCAGGCCGAGCATCTGCATGGAGTGATTCCGCTCGATCTCCTCCATGCGCATCTTGTGCTCTTCCTCGAGCTCCTCGCGGCGCTTGTGTTCGTCGCGCACGCGCTCGAGGAGCTTCTCCACTTCCGTGTCGTCCGAGCCGTAGCGGCCCGGGAGCGTTCGGGTGTCGAACTCCGAGATCATGGAGCCGCTACCACGACCGATCGACGTCTCTTGAACGATCGCTTCCTGCTCCTCTTCAACCGCAGACCGAAGTCTCTCGAGGAGAGCCGCCACGGACTGATCCCCTTGGCGCCGCGCCGGGATCCCTGCACGGGTGATCTCGGCCAGCATCCGACGGTCGCCTCCGACGATCGGCACGTCGCCACGGCCTGCGGTGGGATCCAGCAGCGGGTCCGAGAAGGGGTCGGTGTCGGGGATGATGGGGCCCGCGACGGCGCGTCCGGCGAGACGACCGGCGGCCTTGCCCACGTCCATGAGCGCGCTGACGGCCTGCACGCCCCATGTGGCAACCTGCGCCAGTGCCGTGGCCATTTCGTCCAGCGCGTCTGCGTTGTCGACGAGGGTGTTCGCGAGCTCGGCCGTCAGGACCTTGGACAGCCGATCCATCTCGTCGTTGAATTTCTCGGCCTTCCGGATCGTCGCTTCGGAGATGATCCCGCCGTCTCGCTCGAGCTGCGCCCGAAGGTCCGACACCGCCGTGATGCCGTCCGCGAGCGCCGCAGCGAGGCGGGGGCCCACCTCCTCGCCGAAGATGCGCGAGGCGATGGCAGCGCGGTCCGCGTCCCCTTCGATGGCAGCGAGGCCCCGGAGGGTCTCCTCGAGGGCTGCAGGGGTGTCGCGGGAGAGGGAGACGTTGAGGGCACCGAGCGCGTCGGCGTACTCCTTCGAGCCTTGGCGGGCCATGCCGAGCGTGCGGTTGAAGCGCTGGAGGGCGACGTCGACCTGCTGGTCCGACGTGCCGGCAAGCTGCCCGAAGGCGAAGCGGAGGGTCTGGATCTGGGTGGTCGTGACGCCGGCCGCGTTGGCGGCCTTGCCGATGGCATCCGCGGAGGCGAGCACCCGGTTCGTGACCGCGGCGATCCCCCCGGCGGCGACCCCGGCGGCCGCCCCCATCTTCGCCAGGCTCGCGCCGACCGTCCGCAGGCGGTCTCGGAACTGCTCCACCCGCCCCTGCGAGCGGCGGACGGCCTCGTCCAGATCCCGGGTGTCGCCCGTGAACCGGGCGTGGACCGCATCGACTTCACGCGCCATGGGATGCCTTCTCCGCGGCCTCAGCCGCCCTCTTCGCCTTCAGCTCCTGCTGGAGCTTGATCAGGCGCTTCACCTCGGGAACCGTGAACGACGACCGTCCGACCTTCGGCGGTGGCGGGCGCCGCACGTCGAAGAGCCACCAGAACTCGCGCAAGGTCAGCCGCCGGAACTCCGTGGGCCCGATCCCCCAGGCGCCGACTGCCGCCCGGAACAGCTCGTCGAAGCGCACGGGCTCGAACACGTCCTGCCCGGACGCGAGCCGGGCGATCAGGCTTCCGGCTTTCCCGGCGCCGGCTCCTCGTCCTCTTCCCGCTTCCGGGGCCCGGGTCCGTACACCTCGGAGACCAGCCAGCCCGCGACGTCGACCATGGTCTGCGTCTCGAGGTCCCCATCCACCGCTGCCTGCCGGACCTCGTCCGCCGTGATCCGGGCGCCAGCGCGGTAGAGCAGGCAGTACACGACCCAGAGGAGATGGGTGCTCGGGATCTCGTCTGGCCCCCGGGCGATGCGCGACGCCAGCCGATGCAGGAGCACCCGCTCCTCGATCATCATCAGCGTCTGCATGTCCGGCCGGCAGGCGTAGTCCTCGCCGCGCCACCGCAGGCGGAGCTCGATGCGGTTCGGCTGGTCCATCAGGTGGCCGGGTTGTAGGTGACGGGGCCCTTGCTCTGCAGCTCGAGCGTGAAGGTGATGGCCTCGTTGTACTGCCCGGTCTCGGCGTAGGAGGTGATCACCGCCTGGCACTCGAGGTTCGCTGGGGTGGTCTCGCCGGAGAGGGTCGGGAAGGTCAGGAGGACGTTCGTGGACACGTCCGCCGCCGCGGCCGCCAGCGCCCGGACGTCGCCGTCGACGACCAGCCCCTCGCACGAGAAGTCCACAGACTTCTGCCCGGGGACCGAGAGCATGTCCCGCCAGCCGTCGTCGTCGTCATTCGTGATGTCCACCGGCTCGTTGTTGATCGTGAAGGACTTCGTGCGGACCCCGGTGATCACCACCTCGGATCCGTCCGTCCCGATCGCGAGGGTCATCTCGCGGCCGACTTGCTCGCTCATGGCCTGTGCTCCTGCGCTACGACGCGCTCGTGGTGACGATGATCCGGAACCGCTGCACCGCGTGGTGCGTCAGCCCGTCCTGCTCGCGCATGACCTCCCCCAGGCCGTCCCACTCGCAGGTCACGAGGTTCAGGCCCGTCACGGAGAGCTCGTGCCGGTGGAGCGCGTCGTAGACGTGCCCCATGATCTCGGCCGCCTGCCGCTTCCCGGGGTAGCGGCTGAAGGTGTGGACCAGGAAGAACGCCTCGTGCCCGAGCCGGTCGTCGGCGTCGAAGGGCTGCGAGGAGACGTCCCCGATCACGACGTAGGGGAACTCGCTGTCGCGGTCCGCGAGCTCCTGCGGGAGAAAGTCGTAGATGGCGGACGTGCTCGACAGCGCGCTCGTCAGCGCCGAGAAGCCCGCGAGGCGCGCGAAGATCGCCTTCTGGATCTCCCACTCAGCGGCCACGGGCCAGGCGCTCCATGCCATCGACGAGGCGCTTGCGCAGGACGGGGATCGCCTCCTGGACCGCCGGGAACAGCCAGGGCCGGGCCTCCATGCGGGAGGTGCCGAACTCGAGGTAGGCGCCGTACTGGACCGCGGTGCCGACTCGCCACTCCCGCGCTGCGGGCGCCTCGACCCAGCGCACCGACCGCACGAGCGTCCCCGTGTCCGTGGCCGGCGGCTCCCCCGGCGCCGATGCCTGGTGCGCCGAGCCCCGGCGTCCTCGAACGGCCGGGTACACGGACCCGGTCTTCGGACCGCGCTGGATGGCCGCCACCGCCTCGTTGCGGGTGTCGATCGCTGCCTTCTGGAGCGCCCCGTCCATGACCTCGTTGGCGCGGTCGCCATAGCGGCGCATCTCGCGGATCAGCTCGTCCGCGCCTGTCACCCGGATCCCGACCTTCACGCGGCGACGCCCTCTTCCACGATCAGCTCGAGCCACCGGTCCCGGAACTCGACGTTCGTGACCCGCCGGATCTGGAAGGGCTGCGAGCGGAACAGGATTCGGTCCTCGGCCCCCACGTCGTCCCGGTAGCGGATCACGCACCGGAAGAGCTGGTTCGCCTCGAGGCGCTCGTACACGTACCGCTCGCCGCCGGAGAGCGCCTTGAAGTAGGCCGGCTGCGTGGCGAAGGTGCTCCAGGTCGTCGCGGCGCCGCCCCCGTCGTCCTTCGTCCGCGACGGGGACTGCAGCTCCACCGTGTGCCGGAGCATCCCCGGGTGCAGGTCGCAGCACTTCACAGGAGCTCCCGGCGCTGCCGGTAGGGCTTCCACAGGGCCTCGGCCCCGGACTTCACCATCGCGCCGCCCGCGTCACAGGCGCCGCGGTGCTCGAACATGTAGGCCACCCAGAGCTTCAGGCCTTCCCGGATCGCCGCGGGGACGTCGCTGCCGGCATCGCCGTAGCCGGCTACGAAGAGCACCTGAACGCCGTTCGCCGGGCGCAGCACGATCGATGGCCACACCTGGCCGTAGCGCAGGACGACGCGCCCGGGCTCGGACTGCGTGTCCACGTAGTAGATCGCCGAGTCCACGACGGTCTCGGTGTCGTCGTCGGCGAACAGCGAGACGCTCGTGACGCTCTGCAGGGGCGACCGGGGAAGCGCGATCTCGTCGCCGACCCCCTCGATCTCCGTGACCGCGAGCTCGCGGACGCCGTCCCACCAGGGGGTGCGCGCGAACGGCAGTCGGTCCAGGGACAGGCGCCACGTCTGTGTGATGAGAGCGAGGCCGCAGTACTCCTCGCATTGCGCCGTCGCAGCCTTGATGAAGCTCCCGATCAGCGCATCGGATCCGGTGTCCGCAGCCGGAATCCCGAGCAGCACCTTCACGTCGGCGGCCGTGATGGGGTCCGCGACCGGTTCGACCGTGCGGACCAGCGCCTCCCGCGGCTGCGGCAGGTACGGCTGCCGGGAGAAGCTCATGCGCGGCTCCGGCGCTTGTTCCGGGGCGCGCGGCCCCGGGCCTTGTTCTGGGGCGCGTCGCCGAGACTCTTGCGCTCGGGCTCTGCGCGCTCGCCTTCCTCTCCGAGCACGCCCTGGCGCTGTGCCTCCTCGAGCGCGGCCTGGGGCAGCCGGTCGTAGTTCCCGGCACCGATGCGCTGGACGTGCCCGGAATCCGTGACGTAGCGGAAGGCTGCTCGAATGAATGGCATACGGTCTCGAGCCCCCAGCCCGAAGGCCGGGGGCCCGCTCCTCTTCAGGGTGGGATCAGGCCGCGGGGGCCTGCAGCGGGTCGCCACGGACGACGACGGCGCCGAACTCGGCCCCCGTCGTGGACGCCGTGGTCTCCTCCACGACCACCCGGATGTACCGGGCGTTGCCGCGGTAGCCGACGCACTGGACCGTGTTGTCGGACGCCGCGACCGCCTCGACGAACTCGCCCACCAAATCGGCAGCGGCCACGTCGGTGTAGGTCGAGTCGTCGTCCGACTCCTGGAGCTTCGGCGTCCACCCACCGTCCGTCACGGCACCGAAGTGCACGACGGCCGCAGCCGAGTCGAAGCCCCGTAGATCCACGCCCGCTCCGGTCGCGGTCGCCGTGCGATCCGCGTCGGGAGCGATGCTGTGGGCCGGCGAGATGTTGCTGGCCAGGTCTCGATTGACCATCGATCGTTCTCCTCTTCAGGCAGCCCCCACGCCTTACGGCGCGGAGAACTGCATCAGCTTGATGGCCTCGAAGTTGATGACGTCCCCGCCGGTCCGCTTCGTGGTGTAGAACTTCACGTACGGCTTGGCGGTGAACGGATCGCGGAGGACACGGATGCCGGCGCGGTCGACGATCTGGTAGCCCACGCCGAAGTTGCCGAAGGCGATCGACAGGGAGCCGTTCGCGACGTCGGGCATGTCCTCGGCCTCGATGACCGGCTGGCCGAGGAGCTGGAGACCCAGACCGGACTCCTGCAGACCCATGGTCCAGAGGTAGTTCCCGTCGGAGTCCTTCAGCTTCCGCACGTCCGCGAAGGTCTTCTTGTTCATCATCCAGACCGCGCCGTTCCGGTAGGCGGCCTTGAGCGTGAACATGAGGTTGATCAGCGGATCGCCGGAGCCGGCGGCAGCCGCCGGGAAGGCACCGTTCACGCCGGAGAGCACGCGCTCGATGACGTTCCAGGTGCTCGAGGTCGGGACCCCCGACGGATAGGTCAGGAAGCCGCGGGGCTTCTCGACGCCGTCACCGCTGACGAAGGCCGTGTTCTCCGCCCGCGCGAGGCGGTCGGCGACCTTGTCGGCGAGCCACTGCTCGATGTCGACCATGGCGTCGTCGAGGAGCTTCTGCGTCGCACGAGGCTCTGCGTAGAGCTCGTGCACCGGGATCTTCCACTTGCCGACGTCCGGCGTGGTCGTCTCCGGCCGCGCCTGCCGCTCCCCGACCCAGCCGAAACCGGCCTCGTCCAGGTCGTTGAAGCCCTCGAGTGCGTCCGTCGAGATGCTCTGCTGAGCCGCTACCTGGCGGACCGGCGAGGTCTCGTAGACGAGTCGGACCGTGCGCCCGGACATGTCGGGCATCACGTAGTAGCCGCCCTCCGGATCCGAGTCGACGGACATGGCCTTCGCCTCGAGCTTGTCGAGGCGGCCCTTGCGGAGATAGAGCTCCATGGCCGCCTTGCGCTCGAGGTAGTCCTCGGCCGTGACCTCCGCGCCCTTGTTCATGGCCCGGAACTCGGCGAGGTCCGCCGCCTTCACGCGGGGCTCGTCGTCCTTCCCGAGGTGCACGCGCTTGGCGAGCAGCTCCGCCTGCTCGGCGCGCTTCTCGGCCGACTTCGTCTGCTCCCGCAGCTCGTCGAGGCTCTTCGTGATCGCCTCGTTGAGCTTCTCGGTACGCTCCGTGAGCAGGCCGTCGGCGGTCTTGGTGAGCGACTTCTCCATGTCGGAGAGTCGCTGGTCGTTCGTCTCCTTGAACTCCTTGAGCAGGCGCTCGAGGTTCTCTGCTGCGCTCATGGCTCAGCTCTCCTGTAGCTCGTGAATGGCGGCCTTCAGCACCGCCGCCAGGGCTTCCTCGTCGCCAGCGTCCTGCGTGGCATCCAGCGCGCCGTACCCGTGGTTCAGGAAGGCGCGCGCCTGGGAACGGCTGAACCCAGCGTCTCGCGTGAGCAGCCGCTCCATGTCTCGCTTCGTCGGGATCTCGCCGCGGTCGAGGGCGTGCTTGACCGCGTCGATCGTGGCCGCCGCGTTCGCCGGGAACGTCACCAGGGACGTCTCCCAGAGGTCGGCGCCGAAGATGTGGAGCCCGTAGGAGTCGTCCTCCCGGGGCTCGGCCCGCGTGACCATGAAGCCGATGGAGAGCCCGCCGAGGGCCCCGGCCTGCGCCAGCGCACGCGCCTCGCGGGCCTTCGCCACCTCGTCGACGAGCATCCGGCCGGAGACCCTCAGGCCGCGCTCGTCCTCGCGCATCTCGTCCCACACCCCGATCGGCTCCCGGGCGTCGTGCTGCCAGAGCATGGGGATCGAGTCCTTCGCCGCGAGGGACTCGCGGAAGGCACCGGGGTGGATGATGTCGCCGTCCGAGTCGATGACCCCGAACACCGAGGCGTAGCCCTCGATCTCACCGGCCTTCGTCACCGCCTTGATTTCGAGCGGGACCCGGGCGTGCTTCATGCGTGCGGGCATGTTCATCATCAGTCCGTCCTGTAGAGCTCGACACAGCGGCAGTTCACGATCTGGTCCGCCGGCGCATTCGGGTCCCCGGGGAAGCGCATCGAGACGCCCCCGACCGTGTACGTGTCCGTCGTGGTCTGCCCGTCCGCCGCCGAGTGATCGGGGCGCGTCCGACTGTCCTCGGCCGAGGCCCACTCCCGGGCCGTCACGAGGCCCGTGGCCTGGGCCGCCGCGTTGCTCGCGAGCACGGAGGCCGTGTGCACCTCCGTGCGGGCGATGACGAGCGAGCGCACCCGCGGGGACCAGAACCCAGTGCCGGGCAGGTCCGGGGCGCCCTCGCGGATCTGGCGCGCCAGCGCCTCCTGCGAGAGGCCCTCAGCCTCCCCCGCGGACAGCACCCCGCGGATCTGCTCCCGCGTGGTCTCGGCGACGAGCACCGACCGGCCGCCGATCGCCGCGAGGATCCGGTTGATCGCGTCCTCGAAGTCCGTGCGCACGTCCTTCCGCATCAGGCTCCCGGCGCGAGACTTCCCAGCGGCCGTGATGACCCGGTCACCGAACACCTCGCCGACGACGCGGTAGGTCTCCTGGTAGATGCCGGCCAGCCGGCGCGCGTGTGCCTCCATCGCGAGTCCGACCGACCCGCCGACCTCGACCGCGACGGCGACCTCGTCGAGCGCCCGCTGGAACTCTCGCTCGAGCGTGCGCGTCGCGCTGAGCTCGTACGCAGCGCGCAGACGGTCCTGCACCGCGACCTCCTGCGGGCCGCGGCGTCCGAGCAGGTACGTCACGCCTTCCGGCCGTAGGCCGCCTCCGCAGCGCGCTCCGTCGGGACGAGCTCAGGCGGGTCCGCCACGAAGTCCACGGGGAGCTGCCCCGCGGGCACGAACAGCGTGTCGCCCCCATCGATGGGCTCGTAGCCGAGCGCCTCGCGCTTCTCGTTGATCGTGAGGAACGGTGCGTTTCCGACCCGGTCCCACTGCAGCTCCTTCCGGACTGCGAGTGCCGGGACATCGTCGTCGTCCACGACGAGCTCGTAGCCCTCGCCCACGAAGGGGACGAGGAACCAGTGCGTCAGGGCCTCGGCGAGCTTCCGCGCCAGCGGCATGACGGCGTCCTCGTAGAGCGCCAGTCGGGCCTCCCGCCAGTTGTTGTAGGTCTGCTGTCCCTCGACCCCGACCAGCTGCTCGGGCACCTGGAACGCCTGGGCGATCTGCGAGGCCGAGAGCTTGATGCCCCCGATCCAGTCCATCTCCAGGGCGGACAGCATCATCTGGACCCACTCGAGCTGACCCTCGAGCAGGAGCGGCCGCCCCGTGCGATTCGACTTCGCACCCTGCTCGTCCAGCGTTGCCCGGAGGCGCCGGAACTGGTCCTCGGGCATGTGGGGCTGATCGCCCTCTCGCGGCGAGTACTTCAGGGCCCCGGACGGCCGTGCGCCGTTCTGCAGCAGACCGAGGTTCCACTTCCCCGCAGCGTTGTGCTGGTCGGCGGCGTAGGCCGCTGCCTCGAGCGGGGACATGCCGTACCAGTCGTTCCGGGGGTGGAAGCGTTTCAGGTGCAGCACGTCCGACGTGCCATCCAGATCGACCTCGTACCGGACCTTCCGGCCGCCTGCGGCGTACTGGAATGCCTCCGGCCAGCCGCGGGGGCCGGGGATGACCTTCATTCGATCCGGGCGCAGCACGTAGAGCTCCGCGCTCCGGCCCGCTACAGCACGCTCCCAGTAGAGGTTCCCCGCGAGCAGGTCGTAGCTCGCAGAGGCCTCGAGGAACTCGGTGCGCGACTGCAGGGGGTTCGGCCGCTCCAGGATCTCGAGCACCGGGTGATCGACGACCTCCCGGTCCCCGCGGTACAGCCGCCACGGAATTGTTGCCACCGACTCGGCGATCAGCGAGATGCACCGGTAGACAACGATGTTCCGCTCGTACCCCTCCTTGGCGAAGCTCTCGTAGTCCCGCGGGGTGTGGACGGGCCGGCCGACGTTCCACATGGACACGACGGGTCCGGTGCGGGACTCCTTCACCTCCGGGGCAACGCGACCGAGCAGCGCGGACCAGAACCCCATGCGTCACTCCATCCAGTCCGTCATAGCGCCCGGATCCGAGGCTGCGCCTGCGCGCGCTTCGCCGGCTCCACCGCGTACCGCACTGCGTCGATGCAGTGGTTGTGCGCGTCGACAAGCGTCGGCAGCACGTCCCCGGTGACCCGGTCCACCTTGTAGCTGTAGAGCCGCGCCTCCCGGCTCGTCTCCCTGCACCGGGGGTGCACGACGATCTCGTCGAAGCTGCGCAGGAAGGCGATGCCCTCCTCCACGCTGCGGGGCCCCTTCCTGGCCGCGACGACCCGGGGTAGGCCATGGCGCTTCAGGTAGCTGATCGACTCCGGCCGCGCCGAGTCCGCCCGGATGACGTGGTCCTCGATCCCCGGGATGTGCTCGGCGAGGAAGGCCGCCGTGGCGTCTAGCTCGAGGCCAACGGAGACCGCTTCGTGCTCGATCCAGAGCCGGCGGTCCGCGATCCAGCACCGGACCCCCGCCGTCGGGTCCTGTGCGAAGCCGAAGTCGAGGCCGTGGTAGGGGCCGTCCCAGTGCGCGCCGGGCGTGAACTCCTCGACCCGGACCTTCCCTGCGAGCACTTGGGCGTCGCTGCGGGTCCGGAACTCGCCCTCCCAGATGTGGGCGTAGAGGTCCGGGTCCCGGCGCAGGTCGTCCAGACGCTCCTGCTCGAGCTCCGCCGGGAACCACGGGTTCTCGTCGAAGTTCACCTTCCGGATGCACGCGCGGCTCGGGGGGTGCTTCACGAACCGCTGGTGCGTCGCCGAGTCGGGGCTGACCGGGTTCCAGGTGAGCCAGATCTCCGAGCCCGGACGGCGGATGGTCGCGGGCAGGACCTGCCAGGAGTGCTCCGAGACGGCCTCGGCCTCCTCGATCCACGCCCGGTCCGCCCGGGCGAGGCCCTTCAGTCCCTCCGGGTCATGGCGGAGGCCACCGAAGATGAACTCCGCGCCGTTGTGGCGGTTCGCGATCCGGTGGTCCGTGATCCGGAACGTGCCTTCGAGGCCCTTGTCCCGAATGATGGCCGCGAGCTCGGCGTGGACCGACTGGCGGATGGAGGTCTGGATCTCCCGCGCGCAGAAGAAGCGCAGCGGCAGGCGGAGGGCCTCCATGATGGCCGTCTGGCCGAAGGTCATGGTCTTCCCCGACCCCCGACCGCCGTAGGCGCCCCGGTACCGCGCGTCTCCCTGGAACACCTCCGGCCACCACCCGGGCACGTCGAAGTGCACTTCGGGGCCGCGACGCGCAGCGGTGCTCACTACTCGGTCGGCTCCTCGTCGCGCCTGTGCACGTGCACGTGGATCGACGCCGGCGGCGCCATGCTCCCGTCCGAGGACGTGTGGTCGATGCGCTCAGGCTTCCACTCGTCCGGCGCCATGTTCCGCAGGCCGAACTGGATCATGGTGCTGGCCCCGGGGCCGCCGTTGCCCTTAGCCACGTCCTTCGCTCGCTCCTCCCACCAGGCAGCGCAGAGAGCCTTGCCGCGAGTGCAGGCGCTCAGAAATTCCGGATGCTCGGCCTGCCAGGCAAGCAGCGTGTTGCGGCACACGCCCAGCTTCGCCGCCACGGCAGTAAGGCTGCTGCCCTCCTCCATGAGCTCCACCACACGCTGGCAGTACACCTTCCGGTACTTGGTGGGGCGTCCTGCCGGCATGGGGCTTCACTCGACCCGCAGGTCCGAGGGTGCACGAGGGAAGAGCTGGTCGAGCACGTTCTTGCCGCCCACGTTGCTGAGGCCGGACTCGTTGCCGGACGTGTCGAACGAGGTGACCGCCCAGTAGTGCCAGCCCGGCCTCGCCGTCCCGGTGTAGGTGGTCTCCTCCGGGCCGGTCGTGGCGAGCAGCGTTCGGTTCCAGGCCTCTGAACACGTGGCGTCCAGCGTGATCTGTGCACCGTCGACGGAGCTCTCGCCGAACGTCGCGTCGATCGTCCCGGGGCACTCCACCTCGTAGACGCGGATGCCCGCCAGGTCCTCGAGCGCAGAGCCGTCCAGATTCGTCGTCGGCAGCGTCCAGCTGAGCGTGAAGCTGCCGGAGCTGTCCGCCATCTCGCAGCCGGCGAGGATCAGTGCCGCCGCCAGCAGAGCTACTGCACGCATCGTGTCGGTCTCCGTTCCGGTTCAGGGCCCGCAGAGGGCGTCGCGTCGATCGAGGTAGCTCGCGAGCTGGGCGGAGGTGACCGGAGCACGCCGGAGCACCTCGCGCTCGCTCGCGGGGATGGTGATGGTCGGGAAGTAGGCGCAGACGTCAGTCGGGTCGGGTGTGACGGTCGAGCACCCCGTCCACAGCACCACGCTCGCGCAGGCGGCGATCGCTTTCTTCCGCCTCGCGCTGGAGCCACTCCCCGGCTTCGCGCTCACGCTTGGCCTGGTCCCAGCGCTGCGCGTCCTTCGTGTCCTGCCGCCACAGCACGGCAAGCCAGACCAGGCCGAGCAGGCCCAGGCTGCCGAAGGACCACGCCAGCCAGTCCACGGCTCAGGCCGGGCTCTCCGGGTCGTTCGGGACCGCCCAGATGCCGAGCGCGGTGGCCACGGCCATGATGGTCTGGACAGCCTGCTCCGCCGGGATGCCCATCAGGGTCCCCTCCGGCGACACGCCCATGAACGACGGGCCGAGCACGACGACGGCGAGGCCGACGATCGCGGCGATCAGCTTGCGGTAGCGCGTCATGTGGATCTCCTATCCGGGGCCGTAGGCGGCCGGTCGCAGTCGAGATGCAGACGAGGCAGCGGCTTCGCTCGCCTCCGCCCAGAAGCGCGCCCAGGTGTCCTCCTTCGGCTTCCCCGGGCGCCAGATCTCGAGGTAGTAGCGCCAGCCCTCCGGCGCGGTCTGAGGCAACGCGTCCGGGTGCCGCCACAGCGCCAGGCGGGCGAAGACGCACGCGAGGGCATCGTTGTGCCGGATCGCGGCCCAGAGCTCCGGCGGCGTGGCGTCCGGATAGCCGAGCGTCAGTGCCAGGTCGTGCGCGAGCGCGCGCGTCGACGGATGCTCGAGCACCCCGCGCACTCCGATAGGCTCGAACTGCCAGAACCCCCTGGCCGGGCCCTTCGGGAGCTGTCGCCGGTGCAGGAACCGGCTCTCCTGAAGACCGATGGCGAGCAGCAGGCGGCGTGCCTCGAAGCCATCCATGTGGTGCGGCAGGAGGTCGAGTCCGGGCTGCAGGTACGTCCGGACGACCTCGAGGAGGTTCATCGGTCCTTCCGGAGCTGCCGCCGCAACACGCGGATCTTCACGATGTGGTACCAGGCCGAGGCCCCACCGCCGACGATGGCGAGGAGCGCAGCCACGAGGTGCGCAGCCTCGGTCCAGCTCGAGAGCTCTGACGCCGCCCACGTCGCGACGGCTCCGACGGCCGCGGCGTCTGCGGCCTTCTCCGCGATCTGTTCCTTGCTCAGCACTCGCATCTCACAGGTCCGTGGGGTCTGGCATCCGTTCCGCGCCACCGGCGAATCGGCGCGCAGATACGACGAGGCCCCGGCGGACGAATCCAGCCGGGGCCTCG